CGAGTACTTTCTGCATCCCTCGGACTCTACCGAGGATCCCAGTGCAGCGGATGATCGCCCCGGATGCCTGCGATCCCTCGATCGTTGGGAACACGAGCTCCTTGCGACGCCATCCGATCAGCGTCCGCTTGCCTTGGGTGGTCTGTGCGTTTCCTCGCTGGGTGATCCCTTCCAGGCATCGGATGGGGAAAGCGATCTCCGGAAAATCTTCGAGCAGCAGTGGATTGGTTTCCCACTCGATCTTGATCGCATCAAGCGATTCCTCAGCAGCACCTTCGTCGGCTTCGACAAGGACTCCGAATCGCTGGTGGCCATAGGACAGCACCCAGAGCATGGCTCGCAAAAGAATCGTCGTCTTGCCAGATCCCCGAGGCATGGCGATGCATTTCAGACCGCCGTTGATCGCTCGCTCTTCAATGTCTTTTAGGATCCGCTCATGGTCCTCGCTGAACGGCAGCGGAAAAGCCTCTTTAAAGTACGTGAGCAAATACTTTTTAAGGTTTAGCCGACAGGCTTCTCGGCGTTTTACGTTGACGATCCCCGGGATCGGTCCAATGTCCCTAGCCTCGGTCGATTCCTCTTTGGCTTTGGACGCTTGTCGCTTGCGGTGCTTGGCATAAGAGTCCTTAGGACGTTCCGAGCTGGACTCGTTGTCGTCCTCGGGATCCTCGGGAGCTGCTGCGGCTGGCGGTCGCTTCTTTGACATCAGTAGCGGCTTGGCCTTTGGCGTGAGATGCCATGCGCAGGGGCACAATCGCAGGTCCGATAGTACCAAGTGATTCTCTCTCGCGTGGAGGCGGCTTTGTATCGAGCTCCGCAGCATAAGCATGATGGCGCGGTCGTCCGAGGTTGCCGACGGTATCTTCCATCAGGCTTCGACGTGTGCGGCATCAGGTGTTTGAGCTCAAATTTCAGTTCGCTGAAAATGACCATAAAGCGGGATTCTCCTGGCTAGTCTGGATTGCCGTGCCATCAAAAAGTAACGCTCCGTCTTGTGGCTGGACCTTGGTTGCGACCCCTAGTTCAACAAGCCTCTCCGACAGTGTCTGGTTCTCGCTGATCCACAGGTGGCCAGGTTGCTTAGATTGCGGCTTGAGATTGCGAAACCACTCCCGGTCGTGATTTGGAGTGGGGATTAGTACACGGGTCCAGGTGGGACAGTCCTTGAGCAGCTCGACGACTCGGTTGTATGCGGCCACTCCAGTGGGATTGGGTTGTTCCTTTTCGTAGACGTCGACAGCTGGCCTGGATGGTCTGACATACCACTCATGGTCTTCGACCGATTCGCGTCGGCGATGCTGCGTCTGCTTGACCATGGGTGGTGTAAAGCAATCGATTAGCACCAGATCGATCTCGCTATCATCAGGCAGCATGATGCGGATTACGTTGGGACTGATTGCAAACATGATCTTCGCGCGGGTCATCAGACCGAGCATCCTTGGGCATCGCATCATTCACATCCTTGATAAACGGGGTTGCCGACTGATTTCAACAGCTCGATCATCTTCTTGATCTCTTCGGTTTTCTTGTCGAGGCCGGACAAGTGGACGAACTCGGCACCAGGCAGACGAAGCTTGAAGTGCGGGTTCCAAACTTGCAAATTGCGACTGACTCGCAACGGATGCAGCAGCGGCCTGTACCGCATTAGGTTCATGCCGACCACAATCTGCTCGGCGACGTGGAACGTCGGGATCGGCAGCTTGGGAGGCGTCCAAACGCTTGCTCCGTTGCGATCGCAAAACACGATGCCGGAATTGTACGACTGGCACCAGTGTTTGTTCTTGGGCGTGGGCCCGATGCATTGATCGACTTTCTCCCAGCAGCCAGGTACCCACGTCGATGACTGCAAATCGTCGAGCTCGTTGTAGATCGCGACATAATTGTCGATACCATCTGTCGAGCAAAGCTCCTGCGGCTCATAGCCAAAGAACAAGTCTTTCGCTAGACGGGTGATCAAGACGTCGGCGTCGAGGTAAAGCGTCTGATCGTAGGCCTTGGCGAATTCATGGACGCGAAATTTTTCCAATCCCCACCAGCCCTGCGTGGTGTTTTGCAAAATAACAAAATCCGCGTCGCAGTCGGCTGCATAGGCTCGCATCGGGCCCTCGGTGTATCGAAGCCACTCCCGAGCTTTTCCAGTCGCAACAGTGATGACAAGACGCCGACCGCCGGAGATGGTATCATTGACTGGACGAAACCAAGCCACTTGCCCGGCTGCGGCAATCCTCGACCAGATCTCGCGGGCGCGGGCAAGTGGAACTTGTGGGTGGGACTCATCGACATCGAGTCGAGAGTTGACATGGTTGTGACAATTGACCGACCAGTCGAAAAATGAGTCCGGGGACGCAAACACTGCGTCGATCATTGGAAACGTTTCCACGGTTGCCTGCCAGTGGACCGCACAATCGCAGCTCGGAGGCAAGCTCCATCGGAGCCACTCGATCACCCAGGCCCTGGCTTTGGCTGGGTCCCATGTGCTGGCGTTCCGAAACGAGTACAGATGCAGTGCTGGCCAACCGAGGTCCCGTTGCTCGGGCTCGAGGTATCGATCCTCACCAAACTCGTTAACAGTGCCGGTGAAACCGTCGATGGTTTGCGTAGTGAACGGTCCAGGATGGATCGGATGACCTAGTAGATCGATCATTGGAGCTCCACTAGGTATTCGGTTGGCAACGTCGGATCGGGAGCGGAGCCAGGCGTGACGACACCCGAGTCGGATGATCCGGTCAACGTATTCGTAAAGCTGGTGTGGTCAATGATGTTTGAATAGGCAGTGCAGTACGTCTCTTGCTGGGCACAAGAGATTGAAGTGCATGCATCGACAGATCCAGTGTCAAAACCAGTGTTCGGAGGTAAATCATCTGGAGGATCGCAAGTGAACGCTGGCGGTGATCCAAACGTGGGACCGAAGGCACTGATGCCCGCAGCGCACTTGGGGCCGCAGCTCAGGCCGACGGCTCCGGTCGGTCCAAAGGTCATTGGGAACTCTAGCGTGTCGACCGATCGACGTAGGACTTGGCGAAATTGATGCATTGTGACCGACAGTCCGGCGGCGTCGAATGCCGGTGGAGATCCGACCGGCCAAGCTCCACTGGGCCCTGATCCGTCGGAGCACGGATAAGACTCCCCGCAGAATGAGCCCGACGCATTGACTGTGATGTTCTGCCCAGCGCTGATCTGCGTGGCCCATGTCAGACCGATCTCCCCTTCAATCACCAGTGCGAGCCGGTATCGGCATTGATTGGGCTCGTCGCATCCGTAGCCAGGCTGGGTGCGACTTATGTAAAGTTTCGCTTGGGTGATGCCAGCGATCATACGCCACCCGAGCACGCAGGCCCGAGCGTATTCAACGGTTAGGCTGCAAACGTTGGTCGGGCCGATTTTATAGCACAGGCCAGAGCTGGCGTTGGTGCAGACTCGTGTTCGACGGACCGTCGAGGAATAAGTGCGGCCGTAACGTCGCCACTTGTAGACACCATTGGTATCGCTGCGATTGTTCGGAGCAGCGCGAGGGTTAGCACTGATGCTCGAGCAGCATGAATTGACCCGAGTAAACTGCGAGCAAATCAATTGGCTTGCGTCGGGAGGCGGCGTGCAAATTACGTAAGGTAACAGGCCTGTGTTTGGCGTGACCTTCATGTACCAGTCGCCAGCGAGGTCTGGATGCCGACACGCATCTTTGCACGTGTAGCACTTCTTTTGCGAGCCCTCGGCATCGCACCAGGTGCATGTCAATTTATCGAGGATGGTTGTCATTAGTTCCCCACGCACCAAGGTGTGATCACAACCCAGTTGCCACCCGTATAGACAGCCATACCTTTGTCGCCGTTCACTTGCCATCTTGCGATGCCGTAAGTGTCGAGCAACTGCGTGGATGCTCCGGCGATTGTGGCAGTAGCCGATCCAGACGACCAGTTTGTCGTCAGTGTATAGACGGCCTGCATGGCTCGACAGGACAAGTCCCAGACCGAAAAATCCGACGACCCCGTTGCGGGCATGCAAGTCACGACTCGGGCGAGGCCGAAAAAGCCCCACGATACGTTGCCCGCTGCGGGAGTGATAAAACCATGTTGTGCGGGGTATGTTGCGATAGCCAGGCCAGCAATCGCGACACGACCAAATTTGTTATTCGGAATCGGCTCGACGGTCACTGCCAGAGATTCAAAGTACGGGTTAGCACCGCTGATCAATGGCGTGAGAGCCTTGAGGGTGTAATAGCCCTTTTGATAGCTTGGATCTTTGCGTGGGATTTGTTCCTGGCTTGATACACCGCCCGAGCTTCCGGTTGGGATGAGTGCAGCCTTGCCGATTGCTAGATCGGCCCCGGTCTCATTCTTGGCAATTACATGACCAGGGGCGAGTCCGTCGAGTGCCTTAACACCAAACGATGCGACATCACCACGCGCGGACTCGATGAGCTTCGTGATCTCTCTTTCACGGCTCGCCGATGGTTTAAATTTGTCGCCTGGGAATGGCATGATGGGGTGTTAGATTCCGAGTGCTGTAAAATCGCCCTCTTCGTACACTCTCTCGACATAGACTCCGCGAGGTCGGCGAATGACATAGCCACCCGACTCCCAAGCTTCGTAATCGACCCAGAGGTATTCGTGCCCCTTCTTGGTAACTCCGGTGATTGTACCAAATGATAGGCCGGTTCGATTTGGAGATGCCGAGAATTTAAAGGTGACTGTCACCTCGCCCGTCGATCCGTTGCGAAATTCCGCACCGAGGAAAAGCAGTTCTCCAGCAGCAAAATTTCGAAACGCTGCGACGTTGGTTTTAAATGTCAGATTGACCAGCGTCATGACATAAGGCAGTGTCAACACTCCCCTGGCCAGCGTCTTTTCGATTTGGAATTCCAGTCCTGGAATCCCGATCTCTACACCCTTGACCCCGTTTTGGTCGACATTGATCGCCGACCCATAGTTGACTGCCGATCCACCGTAGATGGTCGTCGCAAATGACTGGGTTACTAGCTGCGTCTTGCCCAGCGTCGTGCCGGAAAAAGTCCAGGTTAGAGGATCGGTTCCGTCATAGGCGCGGGACTCATAGGAGAATGTGATCTCCCATGCATTGGGAGTCAGAGGCTTGGCTTTGGCGGCGATCATCGCCATCGCAGGCTTTCCGCCCGATGCTGCGATCGTTAGCGGAAATGGCGTGCTCGGCAAGTCGACAGCAGCCTGGGCCGCGTCTTCGGCCTCGGTATACCCAGTAACAATCGCAATCCGAGTCTGAGTCCGTTGGCCTCCCTTGAGGTCAAAGTCCATTTCTCTGGACTCAGCGGACTCGTCGACAGTTTGTGGCAAGTACGTCCACGCGCTCATTGTTGCTTAGCTCCCAAATACCAATGGTTGATTTTCGCCAGTGTTTTTGGCGATCTGCGTAAGCAACTCGTTCGACTTGGCAGACTGATCGGCCATGCGATCTAGTGCGGATGTCGTCCCACCCATCATGCCAGCAGCAAAACCTGAGAACGTCCCCGATGTCTGAGTCGCAGTCGTTGCCTTGACTTGCTCTACCGAGGGAATCTTGGGTTTGGCCGGTGCCTCTTTTTGCTGTGCGAATTTCGACGTCTCAGCACTCTTGGCTTGCTCGTCGGCAGTCTGTTGGATCGCACTGGTTTGATCTGCAAGATCTTTTCTTAATTGCGAGATCTGCGAATCGAATCCAGTCAACAGTTCTTTGGTTCGGTCGTCTCGACCTTGCTTGGTTGCATCGGCCTGGGACTGGATACCACGGTTCATTTCGTTAGCGACACCGAGTCGGCCTTGGTTAGCACGCTGGAGCTCCTCGTTGCGTTTCGCGTTGGCAGCGTCGAGCGACTGTTGCCGATTGTCGGCTCGCTTGTTCGCTTCGGAATCCATCTGCTTTGCAGCCTTTTCGTAGTCGACTGACTTGTCGAAAAGCGAATACAGGTAGAGCAGTTTTTTCGCGATGAAATTGACTGTCTGGTCAAAAGTTCCTTGCAACCAGGTGAAGACAGTTCCAAAACCGTTTTGGATCCCGGTCGGTATTCCGGCCATGACGTTGATCAGATGGGCGACAAAAGAAACCGCACCTTGGGAGACAATCGAGGACAGATCCGTCCAAGCGTTTTGGATCTTTGTCGTCATTGAAAGCCAGCCTGCATACAGGTCCCGCGTGGCGACGCGAAAAACCAATTGCAGGCCAGTCATGGCGACTTGGCCAGCGGCTTGCCATTGGCCGGACATCAGAGCGGTCTTGATCGCGTCAAACACCGGCAGCACAATCGATTTAAGCTCGTTGAATTTGGCGACCAGATAGCCGACCATCTCACCCCCCACTCCGGAGAAGTAGAGGAACGCTCCCGCAGCTGCGGTGACGCCGACGATCACCAGACCGAGCGGTGAAACGATGGCACTGATCAATCCAACGATCATGCCGAACACTGTGGCAATAGCTCCACCGATCGCAGCTAGGCCGGTCATGGCCACCGAGGCTACGGCGGCAGCTCCGCCGAGTGCGAACAAGCCTGCGAGCAGGCCAGCTCCAACCGCAGTCCACTTGGCGATCGTCATGATCAGCTCTTGATTCCGCGAGATAAAATCACTGACCGTAGTGATCACGCTGATGATCTTTTCGCCTAGGTCGATCATGAGCGGGGTGAGGGCCGCACCGATTCGATTCTGCAATCCACCGATCACGCCAAAGAGTCGATCGAACACATCCCCCAGCTTGCCCGCAGCGGCTGCATCTTCTCCAGACATGACTTGCCCGAGCTCGGCTGCGTCCCTTTGCAGCTTGCGGATCCCGTCGCCTCCCTCGGAAAGCATGGGGACCAGGTCCGCACCAGCCTTGCCAAAGTACTCCATGGCCGCAGCACTTTTGAGGGCTGGGTCCTGGATCAATGACAGCTTGTCAGCGATCGCGATGAATTGCTCGTCCGGGGACATCTTCGCAAGGTCTGAGACACTAAGGCCCAGAGCATTGAATTTAGCCACCGCATCAGGCACACCGGCCTCTGCGTCGGCGATGCCAATCTGCATCTTTCGGACACCCTTTTCCAGCGTGCCGATGTCGGAGCCAGAGAGCTTGGCCGCGTAGCCTAGCGACGACACTGCCTCGGCACTCATGCCAGTCCGCTGGGCCATGTCGTCAACTGCGGACCCGGCGTCAGCAAAACCCTTGGCCAGTGCGACCAAGCCAGTCACAGCGATTGAGCCAGCGATCGCAGCGGGGATGCTGATGATCGATTTCGAGAAGCTGGACAACGCTCCTTGGGCCGATGCGAACCCTTTGCCGATTCCAGTGCCCATGGTCGTCGCGACGCCTTTGAGCCGTGCCATAGCCGCTTGGACCTGGGCGATACCTTTATCGAATGAGCCTTGTTTGGTCGCGATCTCGACGTAAGCTTGACCAGCTTTGATGTTACTTGCCATGTGTTACCTCATTGCCGTGATCGAGTTCTTAAAGAGCTCGGGGAACTTAGGAGCTTCGGCCTCGAGGGCTGGACGCATGAAGGGACGCTTGGGATACCTAGCTCGACGACGGCGAGTCTCAAGCTTGAACCCAGGTCGATCTCGGTATTTGCGTCTGCCGTCGACGCGTCGCCAGTTTGCCGAGTCAGTAGTCCCCTCGATCGGAGCGTATCGGTACTCGCGAATGATCGCAGTCTCGCCTCGCTCCTGGAGTCCTGGTACGGTCGATGTCACAGACTCGACGGTGAAATTGATTTGATTGAGTTGCACTGGGCCGACGATCGTCGATTCGCTTTGGGGCTGGTAGGCAAACAGGATCGTCTTGAGCGAGTTTCCTTGGGAATGAGCCGACGGTGGAGAGCCAGGTGCCGAGACACCCTTGCGGCGACGCATCGAGCCACGGGCTCGCTTGCGCACAAACGCACCAGCCTTGGAGAGCACACGGCGTTTTGCAGCCTTGAGCGACTTGATCACCTTGGCGCGATCAAAGAAAGCTTCTCGAACTTTGAATGTCACGTTCATGGCGTGAATTTCTCCACCGCCACCAGCGGATCGTCGTAATAGACACGAGTCAATTCGACGCCAGCAGCATTGTGGCAAGCGACCGAGTATCGGTACTCACCTGGCACCAGTGCGCCCGAGGTCGCCCGAGGCATCTCGCAGGTGAGCGACCATTTCCCCGATCCGATGTCGACCGCGGTGCCAGTAACCGCAAATAAATTGGTCCCATTCTTGCCACCGAAGTGGACGGTCACAGCACCAGGCGACATGCCTGGGATCGCGGAAATTGTCCAGACAAATGCGGTACCATGAGCCGACAGGTAATCATCGCCGATGACGATCTGGTCGACGGTTCCTTTCGCTGTGACTGGGCCAGCATAGGACACCTTGCCCGCGGTGATCGTGTTGGTTTTGGCGGCGATTACATCTTCTAGCGAAAGGTAACGAGAATGCTCGACCGGAATGACTTGCACGTTGATCGTTGAGGACTCGGGGAAGAAGTCTGCGGTGGTGCCGTTGGTCTCTCCGCTGGTAACATCAAAAAGGTAATAGCCGTCCTCCATCTCGGTCGGATTGGTATCGGCCAAAGCGACTCGGGCCCCACCATCGAGCGACACTTTGCAGGTGATCTGCGCAGCACCGCCGGTCACCGGAGCATTGGTTGTCCGGTTGAAGGCGAAGACCTTGAGCGTGCCTGCGGTGTTGCGGTACATGGTGAAATCCTGGGAATCAATTAGGTTATTGTCAGCAAACCATTTGACTGGTCAAAGTCGGTCGTAAATGTCTCGCCCGAGTTCAGCGAGATGCTCGATCCGTAGTCGTACCAGCCAATAAGCGGCTTGGCTGGACTTGTTGGTGTGTCGTCGTAAACGGTGACGTAACGAAAGGGTCCGACAAATCCGCTGGCCGTGAGCACAAGGTCAGCAACAACGAGCTTGTACACGCCGCTCGTTTGAGTGCTGCTGCTGGTCGTCACGTTTCGAGAACTAACGTTCGTGTAGCTGACTTCCGTCAAGTCCCCTAACACTGCGTTGGTTGCCACCGGCGCGGTGTTCGTCAAAGCGATCTTGAGCTGGTCCGTTGCAAGATTTACCTTGCCTTCGGCGACATTTTTCGTAAACGATTGAAACTTGTTGAAGGTTGCCATCAGTAAGGTCCTCGCATCATGAACAAATAGTAGTAGGGAGCAGCTCTACCAGTGGAGCTTGTAAGATTCGCATCGGATACGACTAGAATGTACTGGGCACCGTCAGCGGACAATTTGCGACCCGCCAGCAGTGAGGCGACAAGATTGTCAAGTTGCAGTGACATCGAGCCAGCATTGAGCTTGAGGGCTCGCAGCAACTCAGCATTGTTTCCAGCCAAGAAACAGACCGCTTGGTTTGCCGTGAGCTTTCGATTCGCGATGAGTCCAGCGTCGGTGCCAGTAAGGGCGTAGGCCGCAGCTCCGCCGTCGAGCAGTCTCGCGCAGAGCGTTGCAGCATTGTTTCCGGTCGCCGTGTAGGCTGATTGGTCAGCTTTGAGCGCACGACCAACAAGCGTGTTTGCTGATTGGCCCGTAAGATCGTATTGAGCTCGATCCGCAGGCAGCAGTCTACTGGCAATCGTGTTGGCTGCTTGTCCTGTTAGTAAGTACTGGCCGACATCGGCAGGCAATGAGCGGCCTGATAAAAGCCCAGCCGATCGACCCGCTAAACTGTATGCCGATTGTTCGCAAGCGAGCACATACGCAGCCAGCAGCGAAGCATAACTGCGTCGTCTGGGTGGTTGGTACAGCATTCCACCGCCACGGCCTTGCTCGTAGAGGAAGCGAACTTCGTTAGCGGTTAGGGCAGTGTTAAAATAGATGACGTCGTCAATAAAACCGCGATACCAGACAGTACTCATAATTCTTTGCCCAATCCTGTCGGGCGAAAACGAGCCCATTCCACTACCCGTTCCAGAGCCAACAAAAACTCCGTCTAAATAAAATTCAACAAACTGCCCGCTCCTAACCGTTACTGCATGAACCCATTTTTGATAAACATTTGGCACGCTCACCATAACTGCTGTTGCTAAATACGAGTAAGCAAACGTAACGATGTTGCTTGTTGTTCCGGTTGCGATAAAGGCGATACTGCACAGGTTGTTTGATGTATTATCTCCGTTGAGCCCGTTAAAATTAAATGCGGCTACGTCTCCGTTGAATAGCCAGGCGGAACTAGTGTGCACAGTTCCCAGCACGACTGGATTTGTCAAGATTGCATTATTTGACGCAACAAAATTTAACGAATTTTTGCTTCCGCTTACTATGTAGGGGTTAGCTTCCATATTAGTCAAAACGCCATGATTCCGGCCCATCGTGCTGGGGAGTTGCAAGCCGGTAGCGCCAGTAAAAGACGGGCACCACCGATCAACTATTCGGCTTTGCAGACCTTCCCATTCAGACGGATAGTAAGCAAACATTAAGTGATGGTCTCCCCGTTGTCGATCTGAGCAAACAACTGGCAGACGTACCCAATCGATGACTGATTGACGAAGCGAAACTCGTATTGATCCCCACCTGGAATCCAGATTTTGCGAACATCAGCTAGGTTAGTGAAGTTGTCGCCGTTTGCATTTGCGACTCGCCAGTTGCGTTCGACTGTCCAGGATGTGCCGGAACCACCAGAAATGCGGTTCCATTGAACGTTGGTCCCGCCAGAATTGAAAACACAAATCGTATCACCCCTAGCCAGCGATCCAGCAGCAGTGACAGTGACTGTGTTTTGCGAGGTGGATAGGCCGCCCGCTTGATTGACGGTGGTGGCGGAACAAGCGGTGGTGGGTCCCTGGCCGACGTGGTCGAAAGTCGTTATCGGAATAACGTCGCCATTGCTATTTGTGGGACGAATCGCAAAATAGGCCGCACTCGTTGGAGTGCCTGATTGACGACCAATAAATGTCGTGATGTAAGCTCCGGGCACGGTGCGAAGATCGAGCAAGCTACCGGCGACAACGATGTTCCCTGTTGCGACAAGCTGGGCCGCAATTGGAACAGAAAGGCCTGGACTAGTCTTGGTTACAAGGGGCATTAGACTGTTCCTCCTCCGGCCAGCTGCTCGACTTCCATACCGGAAATCGTGTCAGCTTGCTCTCCAGCGAATAGCAGCGGAGCAGCTTGCTGCAATGTCAGTCCGAGTCCCTGCGGCTGCGGTGCCGTCAGAGCAGCACGAATCATGGGATCGCCAAAGTCTGGATAACTGTTTTCTGGATTGCCAGGGCCCATGAAAGCCAGCATGACGGCGATGATCGGATTGACTTTAGAAGCCGACTCTAGGGCAGCGAGGACCTGCATCGCAAGCATGGGATTGCCGCGATAGACTGCGACGATTCCTATTTTCGACAGGGGGAGACTGCGAGTGATTGGTGTGGCTATTTCACATAGTCTCACAGCGCAATCGCCGTACCTGCCATTGTCAAAAAGGCTTTTTGCGATCGGGTCGTTGGCAATCAGCGATCGAATTTGATCAGCTCGTTGTGGTGTCATTTTTTGGTAGCGTCACATAGTGGACTGGTAAACCGTCTCGCAATTGATGCAGCTCGGCACGGCTGATGCTCGGCTTGGGGCTGTCGTCGCGGTACGGGTGAAAATCTGTGCGTCTGTATGGGCGAGCTCGCTTGGGTCGGTGGATGTTCGCAATTAAAGTCATCAGGTCACTGGTGCGATCCCAGCGGTCCTTGTTCATCTCGTCAGCCATCCACATCAGCTCTCGCAGTGTGTATGGGCCTGGCTCGATCCCGATGCGGGCTGCTAGTCGGAGGATGGTTGGCCAGTACTCGAAACGGGCTTGCCCATCGCTTTCTCGATCAGTTGATCCAAAGTCGTCAGTTGTTCCTGAATCCCCTTCTCCAGCAGTCCCTTGTCCATCGCGTTGGTGATCCGCAATGCTGTCTGATTCTGGAGTGCTCGTCCGGCCTCGATGATTCGCCGAGCGGTTGCTCGGCGTTTGGACTCCGGGAGGAATTCCACCAGTGCTTCCTCAAAGGCGGTGATAGCCTGACCGAGAGCGTCGCCAGCGAGGGACTGGCCAAACCTCTCGGGAGATACTCCAAGTTTCTCAGCGACGGGTCGGCAGATCTCATAGATCACATCGATCGTCAGGACGATGTCGAAAGTGAGCCGTTCGATCGTATCGGGAGAGGCCAATGCAGTGGCTAGATCAATCGAAAAGGCAGTGCGGACGCGACGGATGACGTCAACGTCGATGCGAAGATCCCAAGAGCGGGATTCGCAATCCTTAAAACTGGGCATGGTCGAGTTGCCTTCGTTGGGATTGAGGGATTGAAATTATCGAATGAACCGGATCGCTCGGATAGTGCTTCGAATGATCGTGAATTGCGTGACGTTTATGTCGTCGCCTCGAAAGCGAGTCTTTGGATCGGAGTAGACCCAGGACGCAACAACGATGTGGTCTTTGTGGTTGACGACGACTCTCCCATACACGGTGAAGTCCATTGGTTCCTGAGACGCCTCGGCGTGATCCAAGAACTCAATCGCGACTTCGTCGCCTTTGCGGACTCGTGGTAGTGGCATGGCCGACCCCGCAACAAATGGAACGATCAGTGATTCACATGAACTAGGCGGACGGTGCGACGATCAACCAGGCTGGATCGACGATGGCGGCTGGTGAGCCCACCTTTATCCGAGACAGTGCAACCACGACGTCGATTGTCATGCCGTCTTCGAGCGGTTGATCGATCGGGAATTCCATGATCTCGCCGGGCATGGTTAGGCCTTGGGCACCAGACGGACCAGGGCTCGTGATGACGTTGTCGAGCACAGCCCAGTGCCAGATGGTTTTATTGAGGAACGCTTGACGCATTGCTGTGAACACAGCGTCGTCGGGGTCGCCGTTGTACTGGTATTTGAAGGTGATCGCAGCTTCGATCGTCCCGGAGATCTTGGCCTTGTACAAGCTGGCTCGGCTTGTGATGTCAATTGCGGTCTTGGCAAATGTGACATTGAGGTCTTTGACCTCGGTCACAAGTGTGGGCGAGGTGGTGCTAAACGTGGCTGACACGGACGTTTGGTAGTACAGCTTGCATTCGATCCCTGCGCGTGGTCCCTTGTTTGGCATGATTCTCTCTTTTGGTTAGGATCGGTGTTTGAAGTACGCGGTGATCACGCTGCGAAAAGCACCGTGTTGTTCGAGTGCCTGGACGTCGTACAGGCTGATTTCGGATCGCGACCAAGTGCCCGAGGCGATGTCAGCGGCAGCTAACGCGGCGTCGATCGAATCGGTCAGGTCCAACAGTTGTTCGAATCGTTCGGAGTCTTTGGTGGCTGTCTGGATAACAGCCACCTGGACCGCGAGCTCGTGTTCTCGTCGTGTTCGGGATAGGTTTGTCGAGTTTGCTTGCCGTGGTGCCAACACGATTCGAAGAGCTACAAGGTCTTCGGGCATGAAGCGTGGCAGGTAATCGATTTGGTATTGATCGCCGTCGAGAGCTGCGTTGGTCTCTGGGTCAGCGATCGCAGCAGCAATGAGGGCGGCGCGACAATCGGCGATCAGTTGTCGGACTGGTGCTGTCATTGCTGCTTGGTGTGGATTCGCATTAGGTTTTCACCAGGGTCGGAAAATCTCCAAACTGGCTGGCCGGTCATCGAGCGAACGATGTAGGTCTTGCCAGAGTCGGCGATTCGGTCCCCGTCTTCGGGATCTTCATCAAAGGGCCAGTCGGTCTCGGCGACTAGGTAGTCGCGACTAACGGTCCGATGGATGATCCCCTCGGTGTCTGAGGCTTCGAAAGGCGTCGACCCCCGTGTGGCCTTGAATGTCTTTTGAATCTTGCGTTTTGTGTACGTGATCGTCTGGCCAGCATGCTGCGTGAGCGAACTGGCCATGTGAGCAGTCCCAGCGTCAAGCATGCCCATGAGCTATTCCTTTGGGGCCTTGGGTAGCTTGGGTGGGACGAGCACAAACACTTTGACTGAGGTCTGGGCGGCTGCGTCTTTGACCTTTTGGACTGCCTCGTCGCCCATGGCTTTGAGGTACTCTTTGGCCCAACTGACGGAAGCTTTCCCAGGTTGCAAAGCAAGAGTAAACCCGCTTCGCGTGATCTTCGACTTGCCGGACTTTCGCAGCTCGGCTTCGAGTTGTTCTTCGATCTGGCCTTGCCGATCCTTGATGGTAGTCAGCTCGCGTTGCATGGCGGAACGCCTTGCCTCGAGATCGGACCATTCTTTGAGATCGGCTTCTTTGATGGCCATTGTGGTTGGTTAAACTACGGCTCGGTTCAGATCGACATCAACCGTCAGTGTTCCGCTTCCCGCGGCAACCACAGCGTGGCCTAGGAGGATGTTGCTTGCGTCAGCGGCGCCGGAAGCCCTCACCGTGACGAGCTGCGTCGCGGTGGCTAGCTGAAGACGGTCACCGGCAGCGATGACAGTGCCAGAGGCCTTGTCGCAGGTGACGACGCCATAGACGCGAGCGTTGCCAACCTTGCCGTTTTTCACGCCAGCCAGGCCTTCGACAATCCCGGCCAGGCCGTCAGCGGTCTGGACGATGGATCCGTTGACAGTGTCCGCAGCAGCGGTGAATTGGCGAAAGTCGCCGTCTTGTTTGTAAGTTGCCATGGTTCTCTTGTGGGGTTATGGTTGAAGGGTGATGGTAGGCGCGTTACTTCTTGCGAGGATGCTTGGGAGGCTTGGGGCGGATCACGTCGGCGCTGATTGCCTCTGCCTCTGGATCGTCTGATTCGTGAGACGCGTCGGAGTCGTCAGCGGGCGAGGGTTGTGGATCTGCCTGGGCCTCTGCGGAGTTGTCCGACACTTCCTCACCCCACTCACGTTGGATGAGGCACTCAGCACTGATGGGACTGGAGTCGGTGTCGAAGACATGTCCCGCAGGGAATGTCTGGCCATCAAACGAGACGGCTTGTCGAAGTCGGATTTTTGGCATGAAAAATTTGGTCGAGTGAAAAAGGATGAAACTAACGCAGGGCCGAAACCCTGCGTGATGGAATCGTCAAATCAACAACTAGGCTGCGTAGCGGGTGAATCCTCGCCAATCGAGGAAGTACGCTCCGATGTAGTGGCGGACATCGATCACGATGCCGAACTCACCACCGACAAGCGTCTCGGTTCGGACGACAGGGACTCGGCCAGCACCTTGGAGGTAAGCGACTTCGATCGTCCGAGCGGCCTTCGACACGCTGTAGTAGGTCGTGGCCGATCCCGCGAGAGATGCACCAGTGACTGGGTGGACCATGCCGTTGCTAAACCGCGCTTCCACGTGTGGGTAGATTCGGTACTTGGCAATCGGATTGATCGAGCCCTGGCCGGAGTCGTTGGTCAGGTTGGGCGAGAAGCACAACTGGACTGCGGTGTCCATCAACTCAGGCGGAACAATCAAATCGGAAACGGGCAGATTCAGGGTTGCATCGCCGTCCTTTCGCTTGGCATGTTGGGCGATCAAATCGCTCAAGTTGGCTCGCGAAAGAGCTTTTCCGGTGGCGGTGTTGCCGTCGGTCGAATTGAACACAGCGCGACCCGTTTGGAGCAGGGTTGGGTTGCTCAACATGACAGCAGCGACCATGTCCGGACGAAGTCGACCGGCAGCCTGGCCAAAGTCCCTTGGAGTGTCCTTCAACTTGCCGAAGTTGTCGCCCATCAAATCAGCTTCATCGATCTTGAGCTGCTCGGAGAATCGCGAAACTTGCGACACTTCGGTCAGTGTCTTTCGCGATCCGTGTTGCGCGGATCCGCCAACTGGATGCAGCTTGAGGCTTGGGGCCGCTTGCATGCGATTGCGGTTGTGCATTTCGAGGTCCGGGTTTTCGTCTTCGGTACACCAACCTTGAGAAAAATCCTCGACCTCGGCGTACGATTCGAGCATCTTTGCTCCGATCGTTGCACCAAAGAGGACAGCAACGGTGCCACTGGAGAAAGCGGCTTGAAGCATGTCCATTCGTGCGACGGGGACATCGACCCCGCGAGCCTGCAAACCGAGTCGGCAAGCGTCAACCAGGGAGCTTTCCGAGTATCGATGCGCGTCGTCCATCGTGCGTTGGCGGATCGGATCGTTGATGCCAGCTTGCAGCCAACCCGGTAGCTTGGCTTTCACATGCCGATTGGTGAAGGTCGGAGAGTCAAGATTCATTCCGGCCCGAAGCATTAGACCACCTTGGAGGGCTCCAAGGTCGATCGACGACTGGCTGGCTCGAGAATGGATGAAAGGCCCGCGTGGCCGAGAGTCGCGGGTGGCTTCGAGGTCTTGGTGACGTCGAGCGAGCAGCTCGGTCTGGTCGCCGGTGAGGCCAGCTTCGATTGCGTGAGCAGCCAGATCGACGTTCTTGCCACCAACCATGACGGTCGGATTGCCGAACTTGGCACAGAGCGTGGTGACTTCGCCGACTCGCTTGGTTTCAGCAGCCATTTGCGAGCGGTAAGCGGTCAGATCCAGGGTGCTGGCCGCGGTCAGATCTGGCGAGGCGGATGAAGCAGCAGCGGTCGCAGGCTTTGCCATAGGTGGCTCCGTGGGTTGAGAAGCGGTGGCGGTAGGAGTTGGCTGCATCGATTGAGCCGTCGGAGAAGCGGGTTCTTCAGGTGCTTCGATGCTTTCTGCGTAAGCGAGTCGAAGTGCACTCGCAACGTCGGGCGAAAGAGTCGCAGGATCAAGTCCAAGAGAGACGCAATAGTCTTCGAAAGTTGTCATGTTTGATGTGGCCGAAGCGGCAATAGAGACTGAGGATTCTGGGTCGCCTGGAATCGTCACCAGGGAGACCTCTTTAAGTTGCGATCGTTTCACGACGAGGACAGGTCCATCGAAAGTGCGTCCGTTGCACTGAAGGGTCTGGCCCTGAGGAATCGTGGAGTAAGTGAGGATCTTCACGCCGACCGAGGGCCGCCAAGGAAATCCGTTTCTCGCTCCCGATACAATCTCCTGCTGATCCACCGAGGGGACCGAGAACACTCCGGTGACAGAGAGCTTGGTTCCATCGTTGGCCACAGCAGTCAGATGGCCGACAGGCCTGGATTCGTCGTGGTCTCGATGCACTGGTCCGACCGGTGCGTCAAGGCCTGCTAGGTCAATCACCACCGGGCCGTTCCACTGGATTGCAAGCTTGGGATGCATCACACCCCCGGTATAGGCGATCCCACTAAAACTGGGCAGCGCGTCGGGGGTGTTAGGATCTGCGGCTTGCAACTCGATGGAGTCGCCACTGGTACGAAGTTCCAAGTTGCGTGCCCGGGTCGATTTGCTCATGGGGACGAAACTACCACGCGGCCCCGAAAATCGGATTTTCCAGAGTTACAAATCAGCCTTGGCCCAGTCGGAGTCTGGAATGATCGCATAAGAGGTCATCGCCACTTTTTCCGAATTGCCGATCCACTTTGAAGCGGTTGCCAGTCCGAAGGCGGTTATCAGTTCCGTCTCGCGAGTGGCTCGCATCGAGTGCCATGGAACCTTCCACGGCTCGATGCCAGCTTTGCGAACTGCGTCTTGCAATCGATTGGTGAGTCCAGAGTGAGACAGGCCAGAGAGAGTTGGCAGCAGCTCGACGCCTGGTTCGGGGAGCTCGGCAGCGATCTCACGGAAAAGCGGGATCTCTCGAATCACTCCGCGCTTCGTGTCGGTGATCTTGATACGCTTGGACACGCGGTCGATCGAGGCCTCGGAAAAGTCGCGGATCTCGCTGTTGATCCGAAGGCCACCAAATCGAGACAGGACAATCACCAGCCGCAGCTCGGGGTCGTCGCAGGCCTGTAGGACTCGCTCGATGGTCTCGATCGACACGAATCGTTTTTCGCGAACTGACACGGTCGTTGCCAGTCGCTTGGCCGGATTGGCAATGATCCATCGATTGTCTTCGCACCAACGGAAAAAGGCCTTCCAATCTTTGGCGATCTTGCCTCGGGTGGATGATCCTTGCTCGAGCGCATCGTAGACGGTGGAGATTTCCTCGGGTGACACGCCATCGATGCGACGGTCTCCGCAAGCATCGGCCAGATGGGCCAGAGATCGACCGACCGAATCGGCGGTCGATGTGGCGAGTATGTCTCGCTTAGCGTTCAGGTACTCGTCGATCGCAGTCCGGACGGTGCGGATGGATCCGGTGATGCAAGTGAGCTTGGATTTGATTTCCTGGTCCAGACGATCAAGCCAGAGGGCTGTTTGCCTTGGGATCGGTAGGTCTGCGGTCTGGGCGGCGATGATCTCGTCGACGTGGCGTTGGATCGCGATCGCTTCGGGCTCGGTGATGCGGCCCAGCCAGATCGAGCGACGTCCAGCAGCGGTGTAGACTCGCAGGCGATAGCCTTGACGAGTCTTGCTCTCGTGCGTCAGCGAGCTCACGCTGGTTGCTCTTCGTACTCGGCCAACAAATTGTTGATCGTGCGTTCTTTCATGCCGAGTGATTCGAGGAACACCCGTGCGCGAGATGTGGTCCAGACGCCTTGCTCGATCTTGTTAAGCGTGTCATCAATGGCTCTGGTGTTGCGAGTGAGTTGCAATCGGGACATGTTGGCGAACTCACCTGTCGGTGCGGGTTGAATCGCATCTGGCTCGGCAGCGCCTATACCTTGAGCCGCAGCTCCGGGCGCACCTGGAGCACCAGGTACAGCGACTGCAGGAGCTGGAGGAATGTCAGGATTTACCCATCCTTCCTCGATGAGCTGCTGCGCGTGAGCCTCTGGATCGATGTTTTGTTCGATGAGGTACTGTTGGCGAGTCTTGAGGCCGGATCGAATCAGTTCGATGTTGACGTCTGCGATTTCCGCAGGGTTGACATCGCGTTGTGGTGGCCATCTCCAAACCTTGGGAATCTCGTCCAGCGGTTCGATCGCTGGCAAGTAGCCGTCCATCATGAGCGCTTCATCGAGCCACCATTCAAAGATCCGATCAAGGCACTCGACCTCCCATTGGGATCTTTCGATGGCGATTGATTCGTAGTAGGTCTGATGGTCGAGCCGTCCCGAGGAATAGTTGTACTTTGACGAATCTGCCAGAGCTTTGTTGCTTGGCATGTGTACCGACCTAGCAATCTCCCCGAGAATCGCGTCGCGGAATTCGCGGTAGGTTGTCGTAGGTTGTTTCGGGTCAAACTGAACCATTTCCCATCCCTTCGGAAGCGAGGTCATCAGTCCTCGATCGATCTGAACAAAGTCAAATGGATCGATGTCGTCGATCCCATCGGACGCAGAGTCAAAAGCATTTGACTGGGTCTTGAGGATCGCCGAGAAGTCCGCAGCATTTTCGGCAGCGGTGATCACGGCTAGGGTGTAGCGTCGCAACATGGCGAACAGCGGGAGGGCTGGAGTCAGCTCGGGAATCCCTCGATGTTGTCCAGGTCGTTCGGCGCGAAACAAGTGAATGATGTCGTCGGGTTCAACGTCAATCTTTTGAAAAGCACTAATCGGCCATCGGTCCCCAGGGTGACCCTTTAGCACGTGATAAATCGTTGGATTTCCAAAGTCGTCAAATTCAATGCCATCGATTTTATTGGGCAAGCCGTCGACGTAAAACGGAGTCGACAACTGATCGCACTCTAAGACTCGGATGTCTAGTTTGACATCGTTCTTGCTCCGAGTGTTGTTGCCTTTTAAAATAATGGTTTCGCCATCAATCACTTTAGAAATCCTGGCCGTCCGAAGCTTGCTTGCTAGTCGGACGTCTTTGCTCCACTTTCGCCATTTCTGCTCGATGATTCGCGACGCTGATGTGTCTGGCAGCATTACTTGCAAGCTTGGACCTGTGGAGATCGTGTCATTGCTCAGGGTAAGAACGATACCCTTGGCAAAACTATTGTTTTCCAGGCACTCGTAACGAGAGCGTTGTCGCAGTGTTTTGCGAACAGACACCGAGTTGGCAGCAGCGGCAGACAGGTTGTCTGCGTATCGCCAATGCTTTTGCGTTTCTACGGTGTTGGCCGCAGCGTCATACGATGCCGACAGCGAGTCGATTCGCTTGGCTCGATCCTCGACACGACGAGCAGCGGCAAGAGCTTTTGTATCGATCGGCTTGCCGTATTGATCGAGCAGCATCATTTTACGAGCTCTTTTGATTGGGGACCAGGAAGAGAAACAAAACCACGGCCCCGCCCAGGATGAGAGTGGCCATCGAATTGCAGACGAGGCCAGCTAGCAGTAGGAACCAGCCAGCCGCAAAAAACAGATGGCGGGACGAGGCCGTGGTGAGGGCTCGAAGGATCGATGTGATCAGTACGGTGACCCAGCTAGGCATCATTGACCCCTTGCTGATCCAGGAATCATTTTCGCGAACAGGACTCCGCGTCGTGGCTTGGAGGCGTTCTGGTTGTTGGCGAGTTCCTCACGAGCTTCACGCATGTCGGCCATCGACCGATTGGTGACAGTCACGCCGTCAGCCGAGACGCTTTGTGGAGCGACGGCAGCGTCGGCGATCTGTTGATCAGTGATTGCTGGAGTGGTCATTTGTTTTTCTTGGCAGTAGCCTGGAGGGATGCGAGTCGATCGAGAGCTGCGGCCCGACGCCTGTCAGCCTCGTCTTGCCGGATCACCGAGACGATCTCGGCGATCTCAGATTCCAACACTGCATCACGATCAGTCGAGACCGACGAAGGCGACGACAATGCAGCAGAGATCGATGGCTGCGAAGCGGCCTTTGGTTGCCTCTTCGGGTTCCACCAGATGGCAGCGAGCAGGAGAGCGACTAACACAATTAGCAGTAAAAACAGGGTCATGAGCGAATTACCTTGAGTGCGACGACAAAGAGCAGGACGAGGAAAGCGATGGCACACAACACAGCTAGGATTGCTTCGCCGGGATTCCAGATCCAATACAGCAGGGATTGAATCGGTTCAGGGTTTCTTGGTCTGAGATTGGGGAAAAGCTTTTCTCGATCAGGGTTCAATAAAGGCACGCGGCCAGGTGGGCAATTGCCATCAGGGCAGTTCGAATCAAACTCTTGGACGCTTTGGTCAGGGTTGATTGGATCAGTGCGAACAGTCTGCTGCTGAATCTGAGTAGACTCTTTGAGGGCTGTATAGAGTCCCGACGCAGTTGACGGTAGCGACGAGGATCCCGCGACGTAGACGTGTCCCCCACGGGAATCGGTAAACACGATCGCCGGAAATTGCTCGGCTGGGATGACACCAGCCCACCTTGCCTTGTAAAGCGGGTTGTCTTTGGTGTACGCCTGGAAATTGACGTTCTTTCGCAGATCCGAAAGCTGGGGATCTTTATTAACCCAGTCCAGGAGTCTTTGCGACGCTTGGTCAGTCCCGACGAAGACAGCAAGCGAATACTTGTTGGCCCAGGGGGTCGAAGTGACTGTGACCTGGTTCTTTGCAGGCTGCGCTGGCGAAGCTCCGGCCTGTGCAAACGGCAGCAAGTACACAGGATTGCGAGTGAATCCCGGTGCCTTGATCTGATCGCAAGGCGGACAATAGACATCTTGTCGCTTTACCTCTCGGGCAGCTCGCTCGTCGACGGGGACCGTGTTTAACGGTGCATTCTTGAGGGTGTCGTAGCTCACTCCACCTGGGGCGTATGATTGCTCGGCTGGTTGTTGGATTCCGAGCGATTGCTCGATTCTAGGAGCAATTCGCTCGCCAATGACCACGCACAGAGCAGAGCACAGAGCCAGCACCACCAGACCGAAAGACAGGACGATTTTGACACGTTGTCCTCCCTCATTAGGGCATTGATTGCAGTTTACCATTTCCATTGATCCTCCACCGCTTCGTATGATTTGAAGATTGGTGGGCTCGGAGGGTCATACAGCGTGGTGAGCGCGAAACCTCCAAAACCAGCCCACTGTTTATGAAACTCTGATCGTTCGACAAACTCGTAACGATCCGTCTTGTTGTTATCCAAAATGCAGGCGTAGACTCTGCCGTCAGTCCCTTTGGCCCAGCCCACGAAGTTGCAACAGTGCGATGGCTTCCACCAAAGCAGAGCCCCGCGTCTTGCATTGTGCGCATCGTCAAGCAGTTGAAGATTTGCTCGTTCGGTGTAGGCGTACGGCACTTTGGCCGCATCGAGCCTGCGTCGTAGCTGGTCGGTCCATTCACCGCCCGAGTACTTCGTTCTCCACCACTTGGCCAGCTCAAGCTGGTTTTGCCAATGAAGCATCGAAGACAAGCTGGCGTGAACACAGCTCCCCTCGTTCTGCGGACTCAGCCAGTTTTTCTGGCGGAGTTCGAGGGGAGGGTTGACCGCTGGAGTCTCAGCCCTCGGAGCAGGCAAAGCTCGGTAGCTCGTCGTGGGTGCGCAGCCGATCACCAGCAGTAAAAAGAGCATGATTAGTTTCGCATGATTCGATGCCATTTTTCGCGAGTTCGGTTTGGTTCTGTGATCCGATGATAGGACCACCGTACAGCACGAGCTCGAAAAAACGAAAAACAACAGTTACAAAAAGAAAGTGTGTCTCACTTGTTGAT